TAGTAGCAAGATCAACATTATATCGATCAAATTTGACAGAAGATGTGTTATTTTTTACATCACTGGTAGCATATGCACTTACATCAATAGTTACCATAAATTTTTGCGGCAAATCTTGTCGGAGTATACTTGTCGAAACAATTCGATAATAGGCATTGCTGAATGCCACGCCATAAGCGGACTCAGTAGATGAAATATCGTGTTTAATTGCCATTAGAGGGGTCCTATTTAATATGGGTAGACAATCTCGTTAGTTTGAATTGATCCAAGCCAACGTATGGTTGTGGAACTCTTACCAGTTACTTTTATTGATAAAGCCCCGTTAGTTGTGTCGGCGGATAGAGCTACGCCGCCAAATCCCCCCGCATTATTCACAGTTGTTACACTGCTCGTAATCAATGTAGTAGTACCAGCATTTGCTTCGCGAGTGATGAGACCTTCAACATCAAAAGCGGACATGTCGGTGCCAGTCGATTGCGATTGCCGTCCCATGACTGTGCCTTTGAATCGAAACAGGCTGTAATTTGGCAGCATTATCTGGGCTTTATCTAAGCTGGTGCCACTATACGCTGACATAGTTGCTTGAGTCGCGTCCGTGGTTTGCTGCAGCAAATTATAAAGGGAAAATTGAGCCTCTCCCTCGCCTCTATACCCATGCCCTTGAAACGCAAACTGTGAAACGCTGTTGGTTGCGGAATTATAGCCGATAGCAGTACCATATTCATAATTGGTTGTGGCGTTATAACCAAGAGCTACTTGGTTTCCTCCAGAATTTTCGCAATTTGCATTAACTCCAATGGCAACATCATTACTGCCATCCGCTTTGGATGAATTACCAATCGCCACAGAACTTCCGCCATCACATTTTGCATAACGACCCATCGCTATATTTCCGACTGTGCCACCCTGTGTTCCATAAGAGGATGAATTACTTTGAATCGCTGCAGCAAAACCGTGAGTTCCAGCCGCTCTTGAATTAACAAACGCTACAGAACCCTCTCCATCTGTAACGGCGTACATACCAATACAAACTTGATTGTTTGTTAAATCTTTAGCGGTGCTTTGGCCTCCGATTTGAACTGTTTGGGCGAGGTAACTAGCACTTGCCGAATCATTTCTACCAATAACTATTGAATTAGCGCCAAGTGCTTGCGCCGTTTCTCCAATTGCAACTGAGTATGTACTCGCCTTTGAATCTCGTCCTATCGCAACTGCAGCCGTTCCTGACGCTTCACACCCATCTCCTATTGCTACACCACCAGTTCCCGTACTCGTAGGATTAGTAGGTGAGCCACTCGTATTTACGCTATAGAGATCAGCACCACCAGCCGTGGCAAACGATAAATTTCCACTGCCGTCAGTTTTCAAAAACGTATCAGCACTGCCATCGGCTGAGGGTAGGGTAAATGTTACATCGCTCGTAGATGCAGGACCACTAAGTGTAATACCATTAGTTCCATTATCAGAGTCTTCTAAAAACTTAACAGAACCAGCACTGGTAGAGCCATTGCCAACTGTTATTGGTGCTGTAAAAACAGCCCCATCTGTAAAAGGAAGGTCCGTGGCTCTTGGCGTAACGAAAACAACAGCGTTACCACTTAAATTAATTGCACTGTCTGAATTGCTACTTTCAGTAACGGATCTGCTCAACGTAGTACCAGAGGAAGTATACGTGCCCGTTCCTATCTCGAAATTTGCACCATCTTCTATCGTGTAAGCTACGGTGTTCCCATCACTTATGCCACCATTTGCAAAAGTTTGAAAGCCACTAACCGCAGACCCCAGAGTAATTGTACCCGTGCCTGTGGTCGAGGTTTCGACCTTGATACGGTTTCCATAAACGTTAGCCATGTTAACCTCGCTTACGCGATTCGTATAATCGCACTACCCGCAGCAGCTGTAGGAAACACAATTTGAAAATCACCAGATGTGGAAGACTTGTCAGAACCAAAATCCAAAACCACCACAGTATTAGTTGTGCTTGAACCACCACCCGTTTGCGTGTTGTAAATCAAAGCACCACGAGCCGTAATTGTCGCTGAACTATATGTCTTGTCCGCAAAGTCTGTGAACGCTGTTGTCGATGATGTGGTTGGCGTTACATTGGTTAAGGCACCACCACCCGCGCTATATGTGCCAGACGCACTTACTTCATTAGACGTGGTGTATGCTGTGGTCGCTGCATCAAAACTTGCACTGTTGGTATAAAGAGCAAGCTTATAAACATCTTGTCCATTAGTGAAATCATGCTTTCCTTCAAGCAATTCTTTCTTAAAAGACGTGCACATAAAGTTTCCAGAAAAGGCCATTTAGAGTCTCCTTATAAGTTCTGCCAATTTAGGATGACCAGCGTCCGTTATTGCATTATACACAGTTGTGCGGTCGCTGTGAATAGCCTGTCTCATGTAGAAGGCAACAAGCTTTTCGAGGTGTTTAGAAAAGGCATGAGCTTGATCGCGTATGCCTGGATGAGCGTTATCAGAAACGGAAATTATCCGTTCAACACACTGTTCTGCAAGCTCTTCAGGTGTAAACCCTCGCTTGTTGGTCGTTCTAATATCCACAACAGATTCGTTTTGTGGTACACTTGCTTCAATTTTAAACATCAAGTCTTTTTCCTAATTACTTTACCCATTCTATATTCATCGGTAGTTTCTTTTGCTTCACCAAGCATTTTTATACCAATAATAGCGTCTTCAAACCGTTTGTCGTACATCGCCATTATATCTTGTTCGCCCTTCATAAAAATGTACGCTTCAACCAGCGCACCATATAATAGTGCCATCTCCGCGTTTTCACTTAGCCAAGAAACACTTGAGTCAGATAAGGCCGTCAGGCTTTGAGGGCGATAAAAATAATGAAGCTCTGCAGTAAACGCCGCGTTTGGAGTAGGTGCTAAAAGAAAGTTATTTACATCAAATTGCGAATAATACCTTGGAATACCCGTTGTTGTAGAATCTGGAGTATACGTTTGAACAAAACTTGGATCTTTGAACTCAACAAAAACCCTGTCCCCATCAGTGCCTGCAAGACTTAAAGAAAAAGGGGCTAAGAAGTCAGAAGGCACTGAGAGATACTGATTACTAGCTTGAGTTGAGGCATTTGCATTTTTTCTGAATAAGCTTAGTTGAACCCTTTTTAAAATACGTTCTTCGGCTAGACGAATGAACATAGGGATATTATTAACGAAGGTTGTTTCTTCGTAATTTGTATAATCTTTTATCGCATCTTTCAGTTGAAGAAATGTAAAGCTCATGGTGTGTTAATCTGACCTCCCATGCCGCTATGATATTGACAGTAATAATAAAGTGTAGGTGCTCCAACCGCTACTGTTATGGTGGATTTGTAATTACCAGTATCAATAGTAACACCCGTTGTATACTCGCTTCCGCCTCCATGAGTGCCATCAGACGTAGTTGAAAATCTTAATGGATGCCCAGTGGCAGCGGACCAATCAAAAATGTATGTGCTTCCTTCAGATAGGTTTAATGTCGGTTGTCTTACCCCATCGATGTAATAAACATTTGCACCACCATAAGATTGAACCGTTACTGTATATGTAGTTGCCGAAGTAACGTTTACAGTAACTGAACCTATACCACTCGTTCCAGCAACTCCTGTTATATTAGCCACAGATTGATCCACGCTGACCGATCCAACACCGCTCGTTCCAGCAACCCCTGTCAAAGTCACATTAATATTTCCAGAATCCGAATCTGTAATCGTAACCTGACCGACTTTTCCAACAAGTCTTGGTCGCTCTAAATCCGGATTTTGTACTAACGGTATGCCAACAAAAACTTTAAGAGTTTCTGGACTAGGGGGCCTTGGATTTCGTAATGCTTGAGGGTCTGGACCTACTCTTGGAGGCTCTAATTGAGGGTGTTTTGGTTCAAACTCATCTGGACCTACTAATAGTCCGTTCCACTCCTTTTTCATATCTCTCAAACGATAACGAAATCCAGAGCGATCTGAGATTCCAAAAGCGTTCTTATTTGAAGCAAAAGACATTATACCCTCAAGTAACTTGCGCTAGGTTGAAGTTTTAAGGGAACTCTATCTTCGTCTTCATCCGCTGCACGTTTAAATTCCTCGTCATAAACGGCTTTTAAAATTTGAAGTCTATCTGGAGACTTTTTCATTGCTAAATAGTAAGATAACCCTGCGACCATACAGGGGAAGAATCGAAAGGGCATGTCTGTAGTATTTACAAGAGCGTCGGCATCCTCAATTCTTTGTACGTAATAGTATACAAGTTGATCTGTTGAGTTTTCTGGAGTCTGCCACAAAGTAATGACGGGTTGTATTTGCCTATCTAAATAAAATTGAGAGGGCCTCCCCTGGCTCGTTTTGTCAGGAAAATTTAAATAATCGCCTCTACTAATTCGTTCAACCTCTAAGTCAGTTGAATCTCGACGAAGAACCATTTCTAAAATATCAACAACATCTGCACCTAACGTATACGTTGAAGTGCCTTGGGTTAACGTCTGAGTAGCTTGTTGAACAGTCCAAAGATTAAGACCCCTATTCGCCCACTCCGCGAACATTAAGTTAAGAGATCTTCTAGCTGTTCGCGCATCATAGCCAGTGCGGACCTCAAGTCCGCACCTCTCATACGCCTCCTCAATTATCTCGCCAACGTCGAGATTAAAATCTCTTGATCCTGAAGTAGTCATTACTTCATCCCTTTAGAAGCCTCTTGTTTTCTAGGACACATCATACCCGTATCAACAGGATTCATTGCCTGAACTCGACCACCCCTTGCAAACCCCATCCTTTGTACAACTGCAGGAGCTTTTTCTTTAAGGGCCCGTAGTCCTGCGCCCTTTGGCCCTTCAGGTATTTGTTTCGCCATCTTCTGAATCCTCATTGTATAAATTGTCGAAAACTCTGTTCACATCGAGTGTATAGTCTAAATCAGATTTTGAATAGTGTGTATGTTGAGACGGTCTAAAGTCGGGAGCTCCCTCTCCAGTCTGAAACCAAGCAGGGTGAGTTACACGAACACGATTATTAGGAAGAGCAACAATGTTTCCAGTCCATTTTCCAGCATCAAGAAGCTGTAAAACATGACTTTGTTTGTGCTGCGCTGGATCATCAGCAATTTCTGACTCTGTATAATCGACAGTAAACAGGTATTTTGCGGGAAAAAAACTTCCGTCTATCTTTGCCATCCAAGGACAAGGCGTAGTTCTATCCATCACATACACGGCATGATGATGAGAGGAACAATCCCAAGGTTGAGCATCATGCGTCTCCATAGCTTCGGGCCATTCTTCTAGAGGGATGTCCGCAACTAAGGACGTAATTGGCATCCTTGCCCACATCGCACCTCCATGAACTGTATCCTCTTCTTCATCTTCTGCTTCGCAACCTGTGAAGATAACCTGAAAACTAAGACACCTATTCGGCATAGTAGTGACAGCTATTACCATCGCATGTAGAAATTCGCCGTGATACTTTTCATGATTATGTGTGTACTCACGGCGAACCCATGCCTTAAAATAAGGAATGTTGCTTTGCAAATATGGCATTAAGCTTTAACAACTTTCATTCCCATCTTTTTAGCTGCCGCCCTTAACTGAGCAATTGTCATTGCTTTTGCAGGCTTGCTTTTAACTCTGCCACCATTCTTCATGCCTTTGGACTTCATGCCCATGACCTTGCCGCCATTTCTCATGCCCTTGGACTTCATTCCAACCTTGCCACCACGACGGTAACCTTTTTTCTTCATCATAACTTTTCTCCTTTAGAACTGACGCACCGCGCCTTTGGTTAATTTGCGTTTAGATTCCATTACTGCACCACATCCTTTTGCAATGGCTTCTCCTTGTTTCGGCTTCCTTTTGGACGGCCTCTTCGCTTTGGTGTGCCTGATTGTTCCACCTTCGACGTAGCCTTTGACTTTGGCTTTTTTGGTGTTACTGACGACGGTTTTGCCTTTTGCTCCAGCTTTTTTCTTTTTCTTTGCAGTTGCCGCTCGATCTTTTTTAGAAAGAGAACGTGCTTTAGCCGCTGGAAGGCATCGGTCAGGGTTCTTCTTATCTTTTGAAGTCCCGCACTTACCCTTGATACTACCATCTGTTCCTATCCTAACCCAGTCTTGTTTCAACCATTCTTTAAGTTCTCCCATCAAGACCTCCCGCGCTGTTTACGAATAGCTTCTTTTCCTGCCTTTGCTATCCTTGCTTGCTCTGACTTACCTGCAACTTTTGCTCTTTGCTCCAGAACCGTAAGTATTTGTATCTTTCTAGCAAATGGTTTTTTTATTTT